GGCATATTTTGAAAATAAGATAGAAATAGAGCAACAAGCAATTCAAAAGGCGAAGATGAAGCATGGCAGACGATAGACAGTTACTTATAAAATTTATACTTCAAGACCAAACCAAACAAGGTTTTGACGCAGTCAATAAAAATGTAAGTGGAACAAAGAAATCTCTTTTAACATTACAAAATGCCTTCAAATTAGCCATTGGTTCTGTTGTTGTAAAACAAGCATTAGACTTAGCTAATACATTTCAACAAGTTCAAAACCAATTAAAACTTGTTACAAATTCATCTAGTGAATTAGTAGCCACTCAAGAAAAGTTATTTGCAATCTCTCAAAAGACTAGAGGTGCATTTGCCGAAACAGTCACTCTTTATCAAAAATTAGCATTAAACAGTAGAGATTTAGGTTTAAATCAAAATCAGCTATTAGAAATTACAGAGAATGTCAACAAAGCGATTGCGATTTCTGGTGCTGATAGTATTCAAGCATCAGCAGGTATATTGCAGTTATCACAGGCATTTGCCTCTGGAAGATTACAGGGTGATGAATTTAGAAGTATCTCTGAAAATATCCCAGTCATCTTAGATTTATTAGCTACCTCAACAGGAAAAGCAAGGGGTGAATTAAAGAAAATGGCATCTGAAGGTTTATTGACTGCAGATGTTTTAGCTAAAGCAATAGGTGGTGCTACTGCCGATCTTGATGAGCAGTTTTCAAAATTATCACCTACCATTGGTCAGGCATCAACAGTAGCAGGGAATAGTTTATTAAATCTTGCAGGAGCATTATCGGAAGTTTCAGGAGTAAGTAATTTATTAGCCAATTCTTTAATTGCTATATCTAATGTTTTTGATGGTCTTACAAGTTTAATTAATTATTTTAAAGACGATACAAGAGATGTCACTGCAGAAATAAGGGCATATCAAGAAGAATTAGGAATTGCTAATGATGTTATGGGTGAAACAGTCACCCAAGTTCAAGCAGTAAGAGAAGAATTTAGACAACAGTTTGAAGGTGCATCTGCTGTTGTATCTGCTGTTTATGCTCAATTAGAAGCAATCAAAGAAAGAACCGAATTAGAAAAAGAATTACAAGGTCTTGGTAGAAGGCAAGAAGAAAAAGAAAGAATACAAGGGTTAATTGAAGAATATAACAATCTAATTAAAATTTTAGATGACGTTATTGCAAAAAGACAAGAAGAAGCAAATAACGTAGAAACTGACAATAAAAAGAAAATTTCTGAATTAGAAAAATTTGTAAAACAAAACGAAAAATCTCTGCAATCTATTTTTGACACAAATGAAAAATATGGAAAGAGCGAACTTCAATTATTACAAATGCGACAACAAGAAGAATTAGAATTAATTAACGAACAAGAAAAAGCAATCAATGAATTAATAAAATTAAAACAAGAAGATAAAGATGGATTAACCCAAGAGGAACACGAAAAATATCTTCAAAGATTAAAAACATTCTACGATGAAAGAAAAAGAATCCAAAAAATTGCATTAGCAGAAGAAACTAGATTGTCTGACCTTGAAGCAGAAAAACAATTAAAACTTCAAAAAGAAAATTATGACAAACAATTACAAATATTTAAGGAAGGTAAATTTGCTCAATTAGATTTCACAAAAATTGCAGAAGGAAATATGGGTAAATTCACAAAAGAAACTGCATTAGAAACTTTAGATGCTTTAGCACAAAACAATAGAAAAGCATTTGAATTAAATAAGGCGTATAAGACAGCAGATGCAATTATGAATACTGCACAAGGGGTAGCTAATGCAATAGGTAGTGGTAATTGGCTAATGGCAGGTATTATTGGTGCTATGGGATATGCACAAGTTCAGATTATTCAGTCTCAGCAATATTCTGGTAGGGCGTTAGGTGGTAGAGTACAAGCAGGTTCAACTTATATGGTGGGTGAGCAAGGTGCAGAAATGTTTGTGCCTGATAGAAGTGGAACTATTATACCAAATAAAAGTTTAGGTGGACAAACAGTGATTAACTTTAACATCAATGCAAATGATACTAGAGGATTTGACCAATTACTAACACAACGCAGAGGATTGATTGTAGGAATGATTAATAGTGCGTTAAATGAAAGAGGAAAAGGAGCATTAGTCTAATGGCAGGAACATTTCCCACATCACAAGGATTTACAGCAATCAATTTTAAATCCAATTTACCTACTTTAGTTACTGAAACAAATTCTGGTATTGCTTATAGAAGACAAATTGCAGGTCAAAAATTTTCTTTTACTTTATCTTTCCCACCAATGACTAGAGATGAATTTGCTCCAGTTTATGCTTTTGTAATGAAACAAAGAACACAAGCCGAAAGTTTTAATGTGACACCACCTATTATTAGTTCTACTAGAGGAAGTGAAACAGGAACAGTTTTAGTGAATGGCATTCATTCAGCAGGTGATACAACAATAGATATTGATGGTTTAAATTCTGGATTAAAAGCAGGTGATGTTATCAAGTTCGCATCTCATTCTAAAATTTATATGGTGATTGAAGATGTCAGTAGTGGTAGTCAAACTATTACAATAGAACCTGCATTAAGAGAAAGTTTAGCTGATGATGAAGCTATCACTTATAATAATGTTCCTTTTACTGTTAGAATAACAAATGATGTTCAAGAATTTACTTTAGGAACTGATCCAGTTTACCGATTTGAAATAGATGTCATAGAGGATTTATAATGGCTAGAGGACTATCATCTGCCTTTAAAACAGAACTAGCCACTAAAAATATTAATCCTGTTCTGTTACTCAATGTTAATTTTAGTTCACCGATTTATTACACTAACGCACCTTTTGATATTGTTTATGATGGCAACACTTACACAAAGCAAGGATATTTATTAGGTGTTACGAATGTATCGGAAACTTCATCAATTACACAAGGCACTTTAAGTTTTACTTTTTCTGGAGTAGATCAAGCCTATATATCTGTTGTCTTAAATGAGAATGTTATTCATAGGCAAATAAAATTATATGTAGGATTGTTAGATAGTAGTAATGCTTTAATCAGCGATCCTTTTCTATTATTTGATGGAAGAATAAAAGATTTCACCATTACCGATACTGATACTGATAGTAAGATTGTTTTTGGTGTTGCTAGTCATTGGGCAGATTTTGACAGAGCAGTCGGAAGAAAAACAACAAATACATCTCAACAAAAACATTATTTAAATGATCTAGGAATGAATTTTGCAGGGGTAACAACCAGAGATATTATCTGGGGGAAAGCAGGTAAAAGATAATGGGATTTTTTGATTGGGTAGGAGATTTAATTAGTGATGTCATTGATACAGTTGTCGATGTTGTAGATACTGTCATAGGGTGGGTAGTACCTACGATAGATATGCCCAATGTTCCTACTTATTCATCGGGTGATAATAATGGAAAAGTAGAAAGACAAATTGGTCAGCTTCAATCTATTAAATTAAATAAACAATCAGCAAATACTCAAATACCTGTTGTTTATGGTGTACGAAAAGTTGGTGGTACATTTGTATATTTAGAAACTAATTCTGGTGGTGATAATGAATTTTTATATGGAGCATTGGTATTATCTGAAGGTCAAGTAGATGGATTACTGCAAGTTTATATTGATGACCGATTAGTTAATTTTTCTAATACTTTCAATTTTACTAATTTACCTAAAGCCTTAGAATTTGATGGTGATGCAGGTGCAAGTATTACTTCACCTTTTACTCACGCAAAAATTTATACTTCTAATGATGACCATTTTGCTGATCTAGTTAAAATTCAATTCTTTGATGGAAGATCAGACCAAACAGCATCTAGTCTTTTAACACAACAAGATAATTGGACTAGCAATCACCGATTAAGAGGAATTTCCTATCTTGCCTTCAAGCTAGAATATTCGTCTGATGCATTTAGAGGATTACCGAATATCCAAGTGATTATGAAGGGCAAAAAAGTTGTTAGCTATAATGCTAGTTTAGAAGCACAAACTGCTTCATTCTCATCTAATCCTGCTTGGTGTTTATTAGATTATTTAACAAATGATATTTATGGAAAAGCACTACCTACATCAGCGATAGATTTACAAAGTTTTTATGATGCTTCAGTTATTTGTGATACTTCAGTTAATCCTACAGATACAGGATCAGTTGCATTAAAGAAATATACTTTAAAAGATAATTCTACAGTCGGATTGTTGTCTTACAGATATTTAGGATTTTATCACGCAGAAAAATTAAGAAAATTTAGAACAAAAATATCTAAGTCAAATCAAGCAGTATTTACTACAGGTAATTTTCCTCAAAACAATTTAAAGTCACCAAGTTATAATAGAAACAACCAATCCTTTTTAGTTGCAGGATATTTTGTTGCACCTGCTACTGATAATTTTTTCTTTAAAACAGATAGTGTTGATAGTTCACTAGTCTATATCGGTACAAGCGATATGAGTATTTCTGATCTTTTAAGAGATATTAAACAATCACAAAATTATAATAGTGGAACAGTATCTAGCTATTTAGCAGTAGATAATTCTGGCGAACATACAAAACAAGAAAGAGAAAGTGGTGCAGTGGCATTACAATCTGGAAGTGAATATCCTATTGTTATTGTTTGTGGTAATAAAGATAAAACAGCAGATGTAGATTTTTATTGGAAACAAGATGGTGGTTCATATTCTCAAGATTTAAGTACTAATTTTATTGTTGAAGAAAGTGATGTTAAAAAAGAAACCACTGTTTATACAGCAACCACTACTCCAATCTTTTCTATTAATGGTGTTGTAGATACTTCAGCAAGAGTAATTGATAATGTTCAACATTTCCTAAGAACTTGCAGAGGATTTTTACCATACTCCAAAGGAACATATAAACTAAAAATAGAAACGACTGGTACAGCTTCTATTACTTTAACTGATGATGATATTATTGGGGGTATTCAAGTAAAACAAGTTTCAGCCAATGAAAGATATAACCGAGTAATTGCGAATTATTGTAATCCCTTAAATGAATTTGAAAGTGACCAATCACAATTCCCACCTATAGATGACAATGAATTACCAACTGCCGATCAATATGCGACTATGTTAGCTGATGATAATGATAAACCATTAGAAGGCACATTTGATTTTGATTTTATTACTAATAGTTATCAAGCTGAAGAAATGGCAGAAGTGATACTAAGAAGATCAAGAAACAATTTGACTGTATCTTTGAATGCCACTGGTGAAGCAATGGATTTAGAAGTGGGGGATATTGTTAATATTACCCACACAGGAATGGGATTTAGTGCCAAACCATTCAGAGTACAAAATATTAATTTAAATGGTGATTTTACTGTATCGCTAGTCTTACAAGAATATCAAGCATCAGCATATACTTGGGCAACCAAAGAACCACGAGCAGATATTCCAGATACTACCTTACCAAATGTTTTTGATATTAACCCACCAAGCTTCACATCTATTACTGATGAATTGATTGAATTACAAAATGGTACAATCGTATCTAAAATCGTGTTGGAATTAGCTTCAGAGAATTTTTATAGAGAAGTTTTTGAACTACGATATAGAGAAAAAAATAGTGGTAAGCCATATCAAAATTTAGGAACTTCAACATCTGGAACTTATGAAATTCAACCTGTAGAAGAAGGAAAAACTTACGAATTTATTGCTAGAGTAGTTAGTTCTATTGGTGCAAAGTCAGATTATTTTGATGCACAGCATACTGTGGTTTCAGCATTTTTACCCCCTGCTGATATTACAGATTATTCTATTGAATTAAGTGGTGATAAATTAATTCATCAATGGACACCACCCACAGATTTAGACTTATCCCATTTTGTTATTAAGTATTCCAAAAAAGCCAATGAAACTAAATTTGCTAATGGTGTTGTCATAGCTGATAAAATACCTGCAACTGCTAATAGATTTGTCACTCCGATCTTTAATGATGGTACTTATATGATTAGACCTGTTGATCTATTTGGTATTCCTGCAGAAAACTTTGACAGTGTGGTTTTAGACTTTGATAGTGAAACACAGATATTTGGAAAAGATTTTAAAGCAGTTCAAACCATTACTGAAGAACCAAATTTCACAGGAACAAAAAC